ACGTATTTGCCCAGTTCACATAGGCTGTGTAACCCGAAGAACTGATAGCTACCCCAGTCAATGTATTGCCACCCGCTGTATAGCCAGACGCTACAACCTCATTGGACGTTGTATATACAGTCGTATCCGCATTCAAGTCCGCATTGCCCGTGTACAGCGCAATCTTTAGGGTGTCTGTGGACAAGTTATGGACAGCCTGATACAGCTCTTTCTTGAAGCTGGTGGTCTGAGTTTGGACGATAGACATCAGCTCACCTCAACTCTGAGCTGGCCGCTGCGATAAGCATCCTGGCGCTCCATTCCATCACCCAAGCGCTTAGCCAGAGCCAGTGCCTCAACGTACTTCTTCCCGTACAAGGCAACCAAATCCGGCTCACCCTTCATATACGTGTATGCCTCTACCAAAGACCCGTAAAGCAGCACAGAGTCAAAGTTGTCTCCAAGCCATGTTTGGCCGCTGGATGCGGTGGTGATCGACTCAGGGTAGTAGTAGTAGTGCAGCTCAACAGAATACGTAACCCCTGGCGTTGGGCCAAGAATAAAAGACAGCTCGTTGCTGATAGTGGATCCTGAAACAGTAGGCCCAAACAAAGCATAGTACTTGGGAACCCCTGTGCTTGTTGGATTGGGGTAAGCCTCGCGCATGAAGTTCACATCCTTGTTCAACAAGTACGTGTAGTCTCCGCCGCCGGAAGGATATACAGCCAAAGAGTATGGAGCCAAGAAGTCATCAGGGCAAGACAAGTACTTGTTGTTCGCCGTGATTGTTCCCGTCACGTTTTTACGCAACGATGGAAACTGAACCGTGTTATAGATGCGCTGCTCTGCCTGTGTAATGAACAGGTTTACATCCACCGTTTGAAAGGTGTTCTCCGTGTAATCGGAGATCGCAACTACAAGCGCGGCGTAGTTCATGCCATCGGGCCTCTTGCCATCACGCCTTTAGTAGCTGCACCAGTACCGCGGATTTTGATTCCACTGGTCTTGGGCGGCTCTGCTCGCTTATTGCTAAGGTTACCCAAAGACACACTCAAGGTGTCCGGGTTGCTCATGTTGGGTCCGTTGCCGCCAACACCAGGCTTGCCATCCATTGTGTGAGGAGGTGCGTAGACGCTGGCTGGGCCAACTTCTTTGCCGCCTTTTTTCATTGTGTATGCCATGATTTACCCCGTTTTTTGACTTGCCGCACGCGACATATTGCGACCCATGCGCATACGGTCATCCGTAGTAGGACCGCCTTTTTTCAACTTCAACATAGTGCCCTTGCCGCCTTTATGCTCTTGAGCATCGTGCTGCTTGAACGCTTTCTTGATCATGGCCTTGTCTTGCGCCTTGTCACTCTTCATATTTTCTTTAGCCATCATGGACTCCTATGAAACCGTTACTGTACCAACACTTGTGGTTCCGACCAAGTAATTTGGAGTCAAAACCGCATCAAAACTACTAGCTCCACCAATAGGATACCATCCCCATTGGATGTCCCTGGAACCTCCTGTTGTAGTGCCTTGACTACCAGTAGTAGTCTGCAATCCATTCAATCCAGCAGTTACATATGTCGTGTCCGGGCGGGGCTGATACACCGCCTGGGGATCATTGACTGGGTACATGCCAAGCTGCAATTGCGGCTGATCAGGATCCCAGCACTCTTCACAAACCTTCAACTGGTAGAGTTTAGTCTTTATGACCTCAACCTTCAATTGCTTTAGCTTGTATTGTTGGCCGCACCGATCACATTCGGCAATTGAATATTTGCCAGATGCATATGGCGAGGTCATTACATCCCACCTCCGCCAATAAAGGACATGCGAGGAACCAAGCGCAAGGTTGCCTTTTCATGGTCTTCACCGGCTGCAAGCTTGAACTGTTCTTCGTAGACTGCCTTTAGCATATCAAGCCGCCCCTGGAGTTCAGGAACTTTCATGGCTATGTAGTAGGCCAAGCCCGCTACCACGCAAGGCAAGAACCTAAAATTCATGTCGGCGGTCTCAACACCCTTACCGGCATCTTGAATTCGGCGCAACCGGTAGTAGACAAATTGGTAGGTCTGTGATCCATCGGGCGTCGGCCAGACTGTTATAGCTGGCAGCTGAGGGACATTAACAGCGGTTGAAGTTGTATGGGATACAGCCGTTGTGTTGTTCTGTCCGCGAAATACCCCACCGAGGGTATTCCCTGATATGTAGGTGTAATAGATGTCTTCGCTGTCCAGTCGGATGTATCCAGACCCAGCAAGGTCAACAACCGTGCTTAAGGTGATTGAGTCGGAGGTTGCTGTGATTGCACTGCTAAGGGTTGCCGTTGTTGGTCCAACTTCACCCGACAGACGTTGAATCCAAACTTGGATGGGCCGACCCTGAACCAGCTTGTTGGGAATAGTGGCGTAGGTAGAAACACTAATCCTGGTAATGCTGAGGTCCGCCTGGGTTGACGCAACATTGGGTTGGGTGCGGATCACATGATCCAGCAAGTCAATCGTGTCTGTGGGCAGCGCGTATGTGTTCAGACCCTGGGTCAACGTAATCGTACCGGTCTCAATGGTCCACATGTTTAGACCGCGGTTTGCCCACTCAATGGTCATTAGGTTGAGCGACCTACGCGCCGTGCGCAAATCATAGCCAGAGCGCATCTCGCGCCCAGCCCGCTCCCAAGCCTCTTCAGCGAGTTCCGTAAACTCCAGGTTGAAGGCTGTGGAGCCGGTAGTTGCCATTACTTGAGACCTTTAAGCGTCTGAGCCAAACGGGCGCGTTGCCCCATTTTGCCAGGAGCTTTAGCCGCCGCAGCAAGTTTCTTGGCGGGGATAGGTTTGTCCCCCTTGACGCCAAGAGATGCACGCAACGCACCTGGTTTTTTGATTGCCTTTTGAATCCACTGTCCAGCCATTATTTGCTCCTTGCGACTCTCATGTTGTCAATGAGATTGGGGTAGGGCCGACCAGCAGCTTTAGCCGAAGCTTTGGCTGCAGCCTTTTTTGCAGGGCTTAACTTTTTATGCTTCTTGGCTGGGTTTGGTGTGTCCCACACTTGCCCACCTTTAGCGTATTCAGTAAAGTCAGTGTTATCCCTGCGGGCCTTCCTGACGCCCTTGGGCATTTTGTCGGGGTTAACAGCACCCATACCGCGTGAGGCAATCATTTAGCACATCATTCCGCGAGTCTTGCCACGCTGAGCAATGCCATCTGCTCGGCTGGATGCAGAGCCGCCTTTAGCGTAGGTCTTGACCCCGCGCATACCCTGACCAGCACCGGCCGACTTAGGGTTAGGAGGCGTGCTATCGGAGGCATCGTAAGCGGCCTGTTGTTTCTTGCGTTCTTTTTCATCAAGAACGTCTTGGAGGTTTGAGGGTACAGCCATGATCAGCTCCTTAGCACTTGCCGCCGCGCTTCATCGCGATGTCTTTGCCCTTGGTCTTGCCGCGTTGAGCAATTCCATCAGCGCTCTTGTGACCAGAAGACAAACCGCCGCCAGCCATCTTCTTGGTGGCTCCGCCGCGCTTCATGCCCATCTGCATTTTGTCCATCATCATGTCTTTCTTTGAGCCTTCTTTCATGCCCTTTTCCATGTCTTTGCCGGACTTTTCAAATTTAGCCATGCCGCCTTTTTTCATGCCAGTGCTACTGAGTCCACCAGACAACCCAGTCCCCATTCCGGTCCTGGAAACAGAGGGCATGATTTGAGAGTTCATATCTTGTTTGCGCTTCATATCCAGCATCATTTTCATAACGCGGGGATCCATTTGTGTAGCCATAGTATTACCACCTTTAGAAAATTTGCGGCCCTTGTCCGCGTTTGAAAAATCTTTGCCCACAGACTGTGGAACCCCTACCTTCTTGGCAAACGATGGACTGTGGGCCACCGCCTCCATGAACCTATGTTGTTTAGCGCTATGGCTTGGCATCACTTCCCCGCTTGAAGAAGCTGGTCAATTTTTGCTTCAAGCTTGTTAAAGCGCTGGTCAATGTGGTCAGTAATTCGCTGAATTTCTGTTTGAGTAACGTAATCACGTGCAATTTCCTCTCGTGTCTTGTTGAGCAAAATGCTTATCCGATTTAGCTCTGCAAATTTTTCCTTGAGCAGAAACCCAATCACAGTCGTGACCATTGTCAGGCCTGCAGACCATACTGTATTGAACGAGTCCATTTAACATTTCCACCTTGCTAAGGAAGCCGCCTTGCGGGTGGGCTTGCCCTTTTCATCTTTCATTGGCCCCGGCATGCCGCTCATACGGGCGCAGAACGAGTCCTTGCGTGGGCCACCTTGAGGCTGTGGGGCCTTGAGGTTGCTGCCTGTAGCTGCGTTGTACTTGGCACGGCCCTTGGCAGTCAAGCCCGCCCCCTTGGAGACGGGCAGCTTCTCGCCACGCCCGATTGCAAGAGAGGGGGTTTTCTTAGCCATTTACTACTTTCAATTGCAAACGCGCATGTTCCTTTATCAAGGGCTGCAAAGCGTCTTGCTCAAAATTGCGGGTAAATTCCTGGCTGCCAATGTGTGGCAGGCTGATCATTGGGTCCAGGAAGATCTTGAACCCTTCAGCCCTGGCTCTACGGCAGAACGTGTAGTCCTCGCCAATGTACTGACCATCCACAAGCAGGAAATCAAACACGGCGTATTCGTCTTCACCATCACCGTCGCCCGCATACTTCCACTCTGGGTGAGTTGAAATCATATGCTCAAGGACATGGCGGCGGATCAACATAAACCCGGTGGCTACGCTCTCAACGCGCATCAGGCCGTTCTCATCAAACTCCAGCTTGTTCTCTTCGTCAAGGTAGAAGTCCAGGAAGAACTTGGCATCGGTGGCACGGCGAGGATAAGTTCCGGCCACTACGTCTTTGTCAGTAGACAGAGCCAATAGACGGGTAACTGCCTCGACGTTAATGACTACATCGGCGTCCACAAAAAGTAGGTCAGTGCAGTCGGAAGACATGAAGTTGCTGACCAACTTATTGCGCGCCTTGGAGATAATGGAGCAGCCAGACAGGTGAGCCAGATGAATCTGGACACCCATCTTGTCTAGCAGAGGAACAAGCTGTGCAATGGCAAATGCGGTCTTAATATTGACCTTGCCGTCATAACACGGGATGGCAAGCATGATCTTGCGCCCCACCAGATTGAAGCTTTTATCAGCCATAGAAAATGTTCACTGCTAACAGGTTGGACATCTGCGCGTAGATACCGTTTACAGCTATCACGCCATCATCAGGGATGAACGGAGAGTTGTTAAAGGTATCGCTTGCGCTTACATCGTAGCTCATCAACCAACGGCTC